TCCAGATACACAGATAGCCCTTGACCCGCTTACCGTTGCTGATACGCTGGCCGTCCCCAAAGTCGCAGTTGGAGGAGCTGCCTGCGTCGAGGCCCAAGGCCCGCAGGTTGGCCGCCTGGTCGTACCGGCAGCCGATGCTCACCAGTTCGTCCCGCAACGCCTCGGGGGTCTTGGCGTCGCGGGTGCCGTCGCCGGAGCAATACAGGATCACCCGCGCCCCGGCCAGGAGAGCGGCGGAGCGCCCCCGTGTGCCCCCGTACTCCGGGGAGTAGCTGAGGGCCTTACCCGGCCCCCTGGTGGGCGTCAGCAGCTCCACGCCGCTGAGGTAGGAAGCCCCGCCGTTGTCGGGTAAGATGTCCAGGCGGATGTCGGCGCCCTTGTCCCAGGTCAGCCCCCAGCCGTTCCAGCCGGCGGCCGCTTTGACTGTGCCGTCGATCTTGAGATTGCCCACCGGGCGGCCCGTGATCGTGTCGTAAAACCAGGAATTGAGAATGTACTGGCACCCGCAGGCGGCCTTGACCTGCTCCATAGACCGCCCCCCGGCCTCCACCAGGGCGGCGCGGGTGATGTCCGCCCTGGTGATGACCGCTATGTACTTACTCATGGCCTACGGGCTCCTCCTCGGGGCCGTCCACGGGGGTGTCCATGTAATCGACTATGCCCTGGTAGTCCTTGCTGCCCCACCGCTTGCACAGCTCCTTGTAGCGCACCTTCCGGGCATGCTCAAACTCAGCCCAGAGCGCCCCGAAGGCGTCCTCGCCCATGTCGGCCTCCATCCGCTGGAGCTCCGCGAAGTCGGGCGCAAACCCGGCGGGCAGCTTACCAACCGGGTCGAGCTCCTTGCCGTGCCTGATGTTGTTGCGCAGCTTGGCCGCCTTGACGGACAGGTCAGGGCCCTCCATGGCGAACAGGGGGACGATCAGCTTGTTGATGTTTTTCATGGTTCATGCTTCCTTTCGATTTTTAAATATAAAACAGCCCCGTCCTGTCGGTTGACAAAACGGGGCGGGGTGGTATAATAGAGACAGAAGGGCGCTGCAACAAGCGGTTAGCCCGGTATGAGGTTAATAAAGCAAAGCTCTAGAAACCGTCACTTGGCCGAGTGGCGGTTTCTGCTTTTCACGATAATCGTAACGGTAAACCGTCCGATATGTAATGTGATCCGCATAGGCCTCACCCCCTTTCGGGAGGTGTGGCTAACCGCCTGCCGTTATTGCAGCGCCGCAGTCAGTATACCACAAGCGCCGTGTTTTGTCTAATCTTGCCGCCTGGACGGGGCGGCCTTTTTTATGCCTTCTCCAGGGCCGGGGCAAGCAGCCCGGCCAACTCCTGATACTCCTCCGGGGTGAGCCGGTCGGCAGCCAGGTAGACATCCATCTTGTCCTGGAGGCCGTCGGTGCGGCCCCGGTCAATAAGCAGCTTGCAGAGGTTATATACGGTTGTCATTGTGTCTCCTTTCTCAGATGGTGGCGGTCAGCTCCAACATACAAAGTCGTTCCTCGTGCTCGGCCAGCATGTCCAGAGTGATGTCCTCTGCCGAGGGCGATTCCGGCCCCGACGGTCTTGTGTCCGGGGCGGCCTGTCCTGTTTCGGGATTGTAGCGCCACCCCTGCTCCACATTGTCCTGTACCTCTACACAGCGTCGTGCAAATGCCTCGCTATACCACTTCTCTGGCGGGAGTGCATACTCCGGGATGATTTCGCGGACAGTGTTATCCTCATTTAAATAGACTGTTTTCATTAAAATCACTCCCTACCGTAAATCGCCACATATCCATCGCCGCCTTTGCCACCTATGCCGCTGGGCTTATACTCGCTGGAACGAAAAGTCCATCCCGCTCCACCACCTCCTCCGCCACCACCGCGGGTACCGTTTTTACCCATTATTGCATTGCTCTGGCCGGTAGCTCCAGCGCCACCATTACCGGCTCCACCGTCACCGCCATTTCCGCCGGGAGTTGGCGGATCATTAAGACTAGGATTGCCCCCTCCGCCACCTCCGCCACCGAAAGGTTTAAACCCAACAATAGAAATAATAGGCCCAGCATTGCCATCGCCATCGCCATTGTTATTATGGCTACCACCACTACCACCTATCATGAGCCAACCAGGAACAATCTCATTGGGGGCGTAGCCACCACCCATGCCACCAAGATTGGCTCTTCCACCACTGCCACCAGGTACGGTAATACCAAAAGCGCTACTGCTCCCACCAGCGGAGCCATTATTAGTGACGGACGGTCCCAAAGAAGAGACTGCACCAGCTCCACCAGTTCCAACAACAATATTATTGTTTTGAATTGTACTGCTATCCAAAACATGGAAACACGCTACGGCCCCACCCCCGCCGCCACCTCCACCGCGCTCTCCACTCGAACCTCCGCCTCCTCCAGCACCAACCACAACCACAAAAACATCTGTATATTTGCGGTCGAACGTATGGGTGTAGCTCCCTGGTGATGTGTATTCCTTTATCAGTTTATAGCCAAGCTTCTGTTTGAGAGTCTGGTCAACATGCTCGTCCACATAGCTCTTGTGGGCGGCGTCTGTTAGGTCAGTAGGAGCGGCCAGATTGGCTATCTTGTGACCACTCATGCTAATTGCACCGGACATGACTCCACCGGAACTTGCAAGAGCCCCCACCTGCTCCGCCGTGACGGCGTGGGGGTTGTTCTTGTTCCCGGTGTGGGCAGTCAGGGCCTGCTGCACCGCCTCCGCGCTGCCCGCCGGGTCATAGTCCATCGGCGGCAGCTCCGAGGGGGGCAGCTTCCCGTCGTCGCCCAGAACCGGGATATGCAGGTTTTTACCCGCGCCGCCGATGTAGAGCTCCCCGGCGTCTGTCGCCAGCCCGAACTCCCCGGGGGCCAGGGTGGGCAGCTTGGCCTTGCTGCCCCGTTTTATCTGGATTTTCGGCATGATGCTGCCACCTCCTCACTCAAATGTCCCGCCGTCCACGGTGCTCAGGGACAGGCTGCCGTCTCCGCCCACCTTGAACTCCGCACCCGGCTTGACGTGGCCGAGCTGGCTGGCGGACGCGGCCACGCCTGTGTGGGCCGCCGGAGCCGCGCCCACGTCGGCGGCGGTGGTGCCGTGGGGGTTGCCCGTCTTGATCTGGCTGTGGTCGTAGGCCGCCTTGCCCTTGTCTCCGGGGTAGGCGGTGCTGGAGGTCTCGCCCAGGGCCAGGGAGGGGGAGATCTCCACATACTGCGTGCCGCTCCAGCGGTAGGTCAGGTTGGTATCCTCGGCCACATAGATCTTGCCGTCCTCGCCCTCCTCCGGGAAGGCCGCCCGATTCTCAAACTCCAGCACATCGTCCACATAGCTGGGGAGCTGGGCGGCTGGCACCTTGCCGTCACTCCCCAGGGTGGCGACGCCGTTGGCCGCGCCCTTTTCGGCGGCTGGGACGGCACCCACGTCTCCGGCAGCCAGGGTGACATTCCCGCTCAGGGGCTTGCCGTTGATGGTGGTGGTGACGGGCACATAGGTGCCGGACAGGTCGGGCAGCAGGGAGGCCAGCAGCTTCCCGCCCGCCTGCACCACGGGCACGTTGCCCTCCTCTGCTCCGGTGTTGGCCGCCGCCGCTGTGCCAAGGTCGGTGACCTTGGAGCTGGGGATGCTGGGGATATCAGAGACCTCCAGTGTCTGCCCGGCGGTCACCTGGCCCTTGTTGTTGACCGTGACCTTGGTGTACGTCCCGGCCTTGAGCCCGGACAGGGCCGCCAGCACGAGCTGGAGCCGCACGTCGGCGGAGCCGTCGAAGTTGACCGCCTCCGCCGTGGCGTCCCCGGCCGCGGAGAACGCCCGGGGCGTTTTCAGGCGCTCGGCCGTGTCCGCCGTGCCGCCGGTGGGGTTAATGTGCACCTTGCCCGAGGTCGTGCCCACGTAGACGTTGCCGGTGTCCAGGGCCACCGCCAGCTCGCCCTCCGCCAGCTCCAGGCGGGCCACCGCTTCCTGTAGACCTCTCTTGATCTGGATTTTCGCCATGTTCATTCATCCTTCCTGTTTTTTGATTTATTTGTCGGCGTTGCCGTCGATCACAAGATTCTGGTGGGCCATGGGGTTGACCATGTGCTCCTCCAGCGTGGCGGAGCCGTCCTCCGCCGCTACGCTGTTCCCGTCCACCCGCAGGTTGGTGTGGGCCAGGGCCGCGCCGTTGTGTGCCTCCACCGGCTCCGTGTCCCAGGTACCCCCGTCCACGTCCTGCACCAGTTTCCCGTCCTCTCCCAGTGTCGCCACGCCGCCCGCCTGCCCCTTCTCGGTGGTGGGGATATAGTCCAGTGTGGGAAGTTGCTCTTTCGGCACCTTGCCATCTTTCCCAAGGGATGCTACTCCGCCGGGAACACCTATCTGATCATTAGAGATAGCGTTCCCAGCACTTTCCCCGGCCTCCTCTGCCATCTTTTTGACAGCTTTGATCTCCTCCCGAATATCCTTATGAGAGTTCTTATCGGCATTGTGTTTAATGATTTCGGCGGAAATCTTTTCGACAACATATTCAACAGAGGCGATAGCACCAGAAGTTGTACTAATGGTAATATTGGCATTGTTAGAAACAGCAATGACCGCATAAACCTCAAATAAGAAGCCCGGGTTATCCACCTCAGCGGGAACCTCGATGCCGCGGTCATCCTGTAGAATAAAGAGAAGAGATTCCTCTTCCTGATATTCCAGCCTTGCCCTTACGCCAATCTGATGCAGGATATAGGATTCTAAAATGCCCTTATTTGTGATCTGGATTCCAATCCGCTTGCCTTGCTCAAAGTCCTCGATGCCCAGGAGGTTAAAAGTTTGCTTTTTGTCCACTACATCAGTAGCTGCTTTCAATGCTTCATCGTCCAGCGTACCCGCACCGCCCACCGCGCTTGTGATTGTCAGCGTATGTCCAGCCAGTGATTCATTCAACAGGACGACGCCGGAATCTGTGACGGTCGATTTATTCCAGCTCATGTGTTGATACCTCCCGTTGTAATTTTGGAATAGGTTTCTGTTTTGTTCCCCTGTACCGGAGTTGTAATACGCATATACAAGCCGCTCGCACAAGAACCAGCTGGCGGTTCGATAGAAATGTGCGGCGGCTGCACATCGGCAGACACTTGAACTGGAACAGTTATCCGCATATACTCACCGCATGGTGCAGTAGCTACATAGCCTGTTGCAACTCCCTCCGCCTGGATAATGTAGATGATGCTTTCCAGGTGTGAACGAAGGTTTTTGTAGAACTCTACCCGGCCCATCACACGTCTGTGCTTGACCGGGTCCACGTCCTCCTGTGTCACGTCGATCAGCAGTTTGAAGTGGTACGGCTCGCCGCCGTATTCAAACCATTCGCTGACCTTGGTATTGAGGTAGATGGCGGAGATGGCCAGCTCGACGGCGGCCTTGGTGCCGAGCATCCGATGGACGCGCCAGCTGTCTTTCAGCGTCCGCCGCTTTTCCTCCAGGGTGTAGTCCGCGTCCCACCAGTCCACCTTGAAGTCATAGGCCAGGATGTCCAGCAGCTCCTCCGGGAGCTCGTCGATGCGCGGGTAGATAGCCAGGCGCTGGATCTCCTCGGGGCGCCGGGCCAGCACTTGGGCGACGGAGGCGGCCAAGGCCGCCATGCTCTCGTCGTTCCGCAAGACCTCCGGGAGCGCCCGGAGGAGGTTTTCAGCTGTCAGAGCGTGCGCGCTATTCATCCTCATACCCCCCATTCGTGGCGGTGATGTCGCCTACCGTCGCCACCTGGGGCGTGTCCTTCTTGCTCCCGTCCTTGAGGACGGTAAAGGTGGGAGAGGTAAGGTCCACCCGCTTGATGCCGGTCTGCATGAGCAGGCCAATCAGGTAGGAAGGGTTGATGTCCCGCCCCAGCTTGCCGCACTGCCAGGCCACATACTGCTTCACCGCCGCGTCCACGGCGGTCTCGATTTCCGCTGAGCTGACGGAGGCGTCGCTGGGGATGTAGTAGGTGAAGGAGATGTCGTATTCCACCGTCTCGGGGTCTTTGACGGAAACCAGGTCTGTCAGCGGGCGCACCGTGTCCGCGCTGCAGGCGGCAAGCACCGCGTTCTTGACCTCTGTCTGGGCGATGGTGCCGTCATCCATGAGCACATAAAGGTCCACCGTCCCGGCGACGGGAGAGTTAGCCACCACGTCGGCGATCTCCGTAGAAACGCGCTTGGCGATGTAGATATAGCCACCCTGGGGGCCGGCGGTGGAGTAGGCGTCCATGCTGGCCCGCATGAGCTCGTAGAACTCGCCATCGGTGGCCTCGTCCGAGCCGCTGTCGCTGGCGGTGGTGTTCTCGCAGCGGCTGTAATAGTCAAACAGGTCGATGATGGTGTTGATCTGGCCCACGGCGTAATCGTTGCCCACCACACCCGGCGTCTGGCACCGGATCTGGACGTCGGCGTAGGTGTCACCGATGTCCACGTAGACGTCCTCGACCGTCTCCCAGACAAGGGTACTGCTGGAGTCGGTGACGCGGGTGCCGGCTGGGATCAGGATGGCCGTGGCCCGAGCCTCGGAAATATAAAACCGCTCGTTACACACGGCAGGCTGCGCCGTCGGCCGCTCCGAGACATAGAACAGCTCCCCCAGGGCGTCCAGGTTTTCCCCGGATGCCCTGGAGGGAATGTTTTGGTTTCCCGTGTAGTTGTTCTGGACGCGCTCCTGGATGATGATGTCCGCCACCCACTGGATAAACAGCTTTTCCGGGCTGGCCGGCTGCACGCTGACGCCGGTGATTTTCTCATAGCCGGAAACCAGGGCGGAGACAAGGGCGTTTGTGTCCGTGCTGATGAATTGATACTGCGTGTTTCTACTCATTGATCTCCACCTCCACGGTCGGGATGACCCTGCCCGGAATGCTGGCGTCCTCGTCGAACAGCACCCGGATAAAGGTCGCCCTGGGCTCAAACTTCTCGATGGCCTCCTTGACCTCCGACACGATCATGGGCCGGGCGATGTGAGCGGGCTTGTCGAGGAAGCGCATAGGCAGGCCAAACTCCCGGTAGAGCGGAACTGTGCCCTGCCGGGTGGAGAGGAGGATGGCGATGTTCTGAAGCACCGACGAAACCATGTCCTGTTCGTTCAGCTTGACGGCGCCGACATCGACAGCTGATACCTTGTAGGTCATACCGCGCCCCCTAAATGTACTCCTGGAGGGTGAGCGAAATGGTGGCGCTCGTGATATCCCCCCGCTTGTCGTATGTCTGGGCTTTCATCTTGTGGCTTTTGATGGACCACCGGTATTTGCCGTAGGCGTGGGTACCGATGGTCAGCGGGACGGCGGTGCCGCTCCGCTCGTAGTTCCAAATCTTCACGACCTCCGTCATCGGGTCGACGCCCAGATAGGCCGACACAAAGATGTCGAAGGTGATGCCGTCCGGGTCGAGCCCGGTAAACTCGGTCAGCGCGTGGGTGAGGTGCCGCTGGTGCGTACTGTACCGGGCGGAGCCAGACCAGGTGAAGTTGTTAATCGTCTCCACAACGCGGTCAGAAACGGAGAACACGACCTCTCCGAGCGTCCCGATCTGCATTTATATCCCCCCCAGAATAAAGCCGTCTCCGTTGAACACCGGGAGATAGAGCACCAGCACCTGGTCGTTGACCTTCGGCATCCACGGCTTGATAATCAGGTCGTGCTTGTGGCTTGCGAAGGAGGCGTCGTCGGAGCCGCCGGATTCAAATTCCGTCCGCTGCGGGACGTTGTAATCAGGGATGAAGGGCGGCGTAGCCAGCACGCAGAGCCAGCCAGAGGTATGCCCCGTCTCTTTGAGGATGACGCGGGCTCTCCGCTTGCCGTTGTCCACGTCGCTGACCGTGCCGATCTGCACCAGGCGGGAAAGGATTTTTTCTGAGTCCATCAATATCCCTCCAGAATGCGACGGAGGACCGTCTGCGTCGTGTAGCCGGAGCTGCCCAGGGAGTGCTTCGACTGCTTGATGATATATTTCCCGTCCCACGCGCCCCACCCCTCCAAGGTGGCCGTAACGCCGGCCACCTTGGAGGGGTCCCCGGGGAAGGTGAATGTCGCGGTGCGGGAATACTTGTTGTGGAGGCGGAGCTGCTTGGCCGCCAGCGTCTGCGCTTCGGCGATGCTGGCTACCTTGGCCGTCACCTCCAGCTGCTGATTGTTCTTGGAGTCCGCCTTGTAGTCTTCGGCATAGGCGGTGCCCTCGATGACCTGGCCCGTGGCGGGGTCGGCGTAGCGGACGCGGCAGGACGTGTACTTGGTGTCCGCCGTGCCGACAGACAGGTCATACTTGGTGTAGCTCCCGCTGCCCCGCTTCACGGTGAAGGTCGGGTCCTTGGCCTCATAGTCAGCCTGGTCGAACAGCACCAGGATATTGTTCGTGGCCTTGAGGGAGATCCCGGCGTCGTGGCAGAGCTGGGACAGGAACTTGATGTCGCTCACCTTGTACTGCTCCACCCGCTCGTAATAGGGGTCGCTGGCGGATTCGTAGAGACAGGCCATGCCGTTGGCACCGGCCATTTCCTGGGCGATGCCGGAGAGGGTGTAGGCCTCCCACGCTTTGGTCTTTTCGGTCTGCCGGATCTGCGCGTTGAAGGGTAGCGACGTGGCCTTGATGGTAATGGTGGCCGGCGGCCCGGACGCCTTGATGCTGTCGAGCTCGAATTGCCCGCAGTCCAGAACGGTGTCCTTGCCGTCGTTGTTCCAGTTTTCCCGGACGAAGACCGCCTGGATGGCGAGACCAGTGGTGGCGGAGGCCTCGGAGTTCTCCTCTGCCTGACCCCCGACGACCTCCTTGATGTACTGGGCGCTGACATAGGCCGTCCTTCCGCTGTACTGGATAGTGGCCCAGCCGTTGGAGATCCCCGTCACGGGAACCTCCGTTCCATAGGGCAGCGCCCCGAGCTTCCCATAGCTCGTTCCAGGGCCCGTGCGGACGTTCAGACCGATAGAGGGCGTCACCTTGTAGGTTTTTGCTTCCGCCTCTCCTGCGCCCTCTGTGGGGGCAGAGGAGGCCGCTGCCTGGATGGCGTCGTTCAGCCACTTCTCCAGCCAAATACTGTCCCTGTCTTCGAGCTTGATTTGTAGGTCGTCCGCCTCGTCCTCCTCATTGTCGGTATAGGTCATCGACAGAAAGTATGAGCGAATGGACGACGTGATGTCGGTGCCGCCAAAGACGACCTCCGCCGTGGTGCGGCGGGCCTGGTTCCGGTCGCTCATCCCGCCACCTGCTTCCAGGGAGGCAGAGAGCTGGACACCGGCTCCACGGCGTCGGGGATCGTGAGAGCGATTCCGGCCGGGAAGGTGTAGTACTCCCGGTACTGCTGATTGGCGTTCATCAGCTGGTCAGTGTAGTCAACGCTCCCCATCTGCTGGAATGCGATGCTGTCCCACATATCCCCCTGGGTGGTGGTGTACGTGCTCATGTGTAAGCCCTCCTCGCTGCGTCGACGCCGGCCTCCTGCAAGACCTCCAGGATCAGCTCGCGCATATCCTCGTCGTGGGCCGCCAAGATGGCCTCCAGCTCAGCGGCATTTGTGACGCCGGCAAGGTCATACTGGGGCTCGAAGTAGATCACGATGGAGCCGCCCCCGCCGCCCGCCCCGCTCTCTGCGGAGATGGCGTTGCTAGCCTGATAGGAGGCCAGATATGCCATGAGTTGCGGGGCGATTCCGACGGCCTGGATCTCCTCGGCGGAGAAAGCCTCGACACCGGCGCCGGCCATGCCGGACATAGCCTCGGCCACGTCCGGCTGCAGGGCCTCCGTCTCCTGGATATAGCCCGCCCAGGTCATGTCAGCCTTTTCCTCCATAACGCGGGATGGGCTGTGGATGTCCAGCTTTTCGTCAATGGCGTCAATGGCAGCCTGGGCAATGCGGGAATAGGCTGCCTGCACCTGGGGGAGCATCCCCTCGGCGCCGGAGACAAAGCCCTGGATGGTGGCTTTGCCGCTCTCGGCGGCTTCGGTGCCCAGGTCCATGGCCTCGATGTCGGCCGCAAGTTCGGATTGCAGCTCATCCATGGTGGCCGTGAAGTCGGTCTTGAGGTCGGCCACGCTTCCGGCGGCCTCCTCCTGCTCGGCCTTTAAGTCCCGCCAGTTGGATACCATTGCCTCCAACTGCTCGTCGGTAGCTCCTGCCATACCGGCGATAGCGTTCACGCTGTCCTCCGAGCCGTCCGCGAAGCTGGCGATCATCTCGCTTAGCCCCTCGATATCACCGACCCTGTCCGTCAGGGCCTGGAGGTTGGCGTTGTAGTCCTGCCAGTAGGTGACCTGGCTCTCCAAGGCGGAATTGATGCTCCCCGCGCTGGTTGCAACGACCTCTGTGGCCTCGTCCCACAGCTCGTATTGTCCTGATATGCTGTCCAAGGCCGCGTCGTAGGCCTCGGTGTAGGCGGCCACAAGAGTGTTGATTTCTTCCCTGACCCCAGTGACAGTAGACTGGAGCTCCTGCATCTGGGCGGCGGTTTCGGCGGTCACATCTGTATTGGCCGTGCCTGCGGCCGCCATCTGCTCTATCGCCTCGTTCGCCAGCTCCATTTCCTGCTTAGCATCGGCAACGGCCTCGGCATCCTTCTCCATGGCGGTATTGAGGTTTTTTATAATCCTCTCGGCCTGGTTAATTTCGTCGTTGTACCCGTAGACAGCGCCCTGCAAGTCACGGTACTCCTGGGACAGCGCCATATTATTATCGATGGAATCCTGGTACAACTCGTCCATGCGTGCCATAGCGGCGGCGCGCTTTTTTTCCGCTGCGTCTATTTGGAGCTGTGCCTTTGTCAGTTCAACACTGTTTTTGGCCTGCTCCACCAAGACCTCATTGTACTGCTCGGCGAGCTGGTTCATGTACTCCTGGTATGCCTGAGCTTCTGCATTTTCCCGCCATGCCTGCGTGTTGGCGCGGAGAGCGGCGGTACCGCCTTGAATCGTACCGTTCTGGATGTCAATCAGATCGGAGAGCTCTGGTATCAGTTGGCACAGCAACGACAAGGTATTTCGATACTGCTCCTGCTCCTCATTGGAGAGCTGGGTATAATCCCCCATCTCCTCCAGCTTTGCAATATACTGGTCAGCGACATCGGCAGTCGCTACGGTTTGTGCAGCCGTATTCTCAAACGTTTCCCCCGCCTCGTCCATGGCATCCCGCATCCCCTGGGCCGCCTGGGTCAGCTCGTCCACAGAGGGGACGGCGTCATTGTCGGCGGCGGTGGCAAGGGCAGCGATGGCGGCGGTCACGCCAGCCACGGCCGCGGCTACGCCCATGATGATGTTCACGCCCGGAATGGCTGCGGTGAGCATGGCGGACGCAGCAGCAGCTACCTTTGCGCCGACAGTGTACGCGGCAAGGGCCGCTACTACCACGCCGAGCACGCCCGCGAAGGCTGTAATGGCATTCACCAGCGCCGGATTCTGCTTGATGAACTGTGCAACGCCGTTGAGAACATCCGTGCCGACGGAGTACGCCTCCCGCAGAGCGGGGGTATAGGCGTCGCCGATGGCCACCTTCAAGTTCTTATAGGCGTTCTGCATCATGGTGAGCTGGGATTGGGTAGTGGCGTACCGCTTGCTGGCCTCGTTGATCAGGGCGGTATTGGTATCCCACTCCTCGTTTGCCAAACTCACGGCGCCGCCCATCTGGCCGGCCGCGAGAGCAAGGCCTTTCAGCATATTGCTTTGGCGCACGCCGGTCAGGCCCAGGTCCTCCAGGACAAGCACGGTATTTTCGCCCTGCTCGTCCAGCTGGCCCAAACCGGAAATGAAGCTCTCCAGCGCGCTCATGGCGTCGCTTTCCCATGTTGCGGCGAACTCCGCGGAGGTCATGCCGGCGATCCGGGCAAATTCCGTCAGGGTTTCGTTCCCCTGGGCCACGGCGGTTTCGATGGCGTTCATGGTTTCCGTCATAGCGGTACCGCCAGCCTCCGCCTCAATGCCCACGGAGGACATTGCTGCGGATAGGGCCAGTATCTCGGATTCGCTCAAGCCGGCGAGCGTTCCGGCAGAGGCAAGGCGGGTAGCCATTGCCGTGATTTCCGATTCGGTCGTCGCAAAGTTGTTGCCCAGGGCCACGATGACGGAGCCGAGGCGGTCGTAGTTGTCGGCCGATGTTCCGGTAATATTGGCGAAGCGGGCCAGGGCGGTCGCGGCCTCGTCCGCGGTCATGTTGGTGGCCGTGCCCAGCATGGTCATGACCTCGGTGAAATCCAGCAGAGAGTCCTTCTGGATGCCCAGCTGACCGGCAGCCTCCGCCACGGCGGCGATCTCCTCTGTGGTGGCCGGGATCTCCGTGGACATCTCCTTGATGGCGTCCGACATGGCAGCCAGTTCATCGTCGGTAAGGTCTGTGGTCTTCGCTACGCCGGTAATGGCGCTCTCGAAGTCCATAGAGGCCTGGGCGCAGTCGGCAAAGTACTGATAGATCTCCTTGAGCGCCGTGGCGATGCCAGCGGCCACGATAGCCTCATGGACAGCCCCAAACGCCTGGCTCGCTTTATCGCCGAAGGTCATGGCTTTTTCCGCGGCTTCTTCCTGGTCCCTTTTCAGGGCCTCAATGCGGGTGGAGAGCCGGGCCGAGCTTTGGCCGAGGTCGTCCATGTCGACCCCGGCCTCCTGCAGTGCGTCTCCCATCTCGTCGAGCCTTTGGGTCTGCCTGTTCAGCGAAGCAGAGGTCTTGTCGATCTGCTGCTGCTTGGCGAGCAGCTTATTTTGCAGGTCGGCGGAGAACTCTCCCGTCTGCTCGATCTCTTTCTGGATATTCTCGTACTGCTGTTGCAACAGCTCCAGGCGCTTGCGCGTGGCCTCGACTGCGGCCTGCTGCTTCTGATAGGCGGCGATGTCAGATTGGGTCTTGGAGAGGGACTGTATCTCCTTCTGCATGGCCGTGATTTCTTCCTGGGCAGCCCGGAAGGTCTTGCTGTAACTGCTTCCCAGCTGGGCGTTCAGCTGGAATAGCATCTCATATTCTTTGCGGCTCGCCATAGTGTCCCTCCCTTCGAGCTACCGCCTGCGCCGAATCACGATCGGCCGTGCGGGCTGTTTCGGCCGCGCTTTCCTCTGCGCCTTCTGCTCCTCCACAAGCCGGTTGCTGGCCTTTATCCACTTCGTCAGGGACAGGAGGGGCAGAGATACCCAGTAGGATACGGGGGTGTTATTGTTTTGCGCCATCACAAGGCACTGCTTTCGGAGCCACGCGCCCCCGTCGCCGGTTACAGCTCCGATTTGAGCAAAAAAGTCCTCGCCCGCCCCCGAATGCGGCTGTAATCACTGATGGGCAAAGCCATGATGACGTCAGCGCCGACTCGGCGCTGCTTCCCATCCGAAGAGGTCAGCATGGTGGTGCAGGCCCTGGCGGCCACGCGGGTCAGGTACTGGCCCGAGAAGGTGGGGACGATGACGGGCTTATTCATGGCCTCCATCTCGTCCTCGATAGCCAGGCTGTCGTTGCCGGTCAGGCGGCCGAAATCGAAGGTGAGCTCGTCGAAGGTGCATCCCTCGAAGGTGACGGGCTTCTTGAACTTGTGCGTGTAAACGGAAACACTGTCCGGCGCGTCCTTGGCGGCCTGCTCTGCGGCCGCATACTCGGCGTCGTTCACCGCAGGGGGCTCGGCGGTGGAAAATGCATCCGACGGGATCTGGGGCATATCTTTGATGTCGATGCTCATAGGGAACTCCTTTCAAAATCAAGGCCCGGGGCAAGCGCCCCGGGCGTATGGCTGTTACTTTCCGAGGGCCTTGCGGACGTCGGCCAGATAGTCGGTGCCGTCGACATAGCAGATGAAGTTCAGCGGGTCAACCTCCCGCGTCCTCACACCGTCGATGTAGGTAGCCCAGTAGCGGACGGCATACTCGCCGGAGCCGTTGGTGGGGGCGGCCGGGGCAATGCTGCCGCCGGTGTCCGTCTTGGGGATAACCACCAGGATGTGCTTGATGTTCTGGACCTTCACCTCGCCGGCCACGGTGTCCTCGATCTGCTGCGCGGCGCGAAGGTCGATGTTGTGGCGGCGCGGCGCGGACAGGCGCACGCTCTGCTCGGTGGTGGTGCGGAAGTTGAGGCCGAGGGTCATGGCGTCGTAGTGGCCGAGGATGGGCACCTCCACGTTCCCC